TGTGAGAGTGGCCTAACTTTTGATGGCGATACACTTAATGTTGTGGGAGAGATTACTGCTTCTACTGGTGTTTCTGCCTCGTTTTTCATGGGAGACGGCTCTAGACTAATCAATGTTGGTGCCGGAAACGCTAATGCTCAAGGACCACTCGGTTCCTTGCAATTTAGAAATGATGCTGGCGCCGGCACCATTAGTGGATCGTCAAATTTAATTTTTACCAATAACGTGTTGAAGCTTGGCGGAGGATTAAAATTAAATAGAAAAACCACCACTTCGCATATGACTGCAGCGATTGCTGACTACTATATTGGCACAGACTCAACTAACGGCCCAATATCTGTTAGATTGCCAAACGCAGCTACCTTAGAAAATGGTCAAACATACGTAGTCAAGGATGAAGCGGGAACTGCCGGGGGTAATAATGTTACAATTTTAGCATCCGGATCGCAAACAATCGACGGCCAAAATTCAGTTGTTTTGGAGTCACCTTTCGCATCTCTTCAGCTTTATTGCAACGGCGCCAACAAATACTTTATTTACTAGTTTTAATACCGGCCGGTACACACTATTTATAGTCGAGCGGGTACTCTTATCTGGATTCAAATTTGGATAGGTGTATCCCGTTCAACCCATAATAAAAACTATAAAATGGAGGGTTTTAAAATATGGCTTATAAATTTCAAAACTTAGCCGCTAGAATGAGTGGATCTCTTACTCAAGAAGGCGACTTTTTAGTTTTCGATCACTCAAACGCCGAAAAAGCTAGTATTGGTATCGACGGGCACATGTCCGGTTCTGGTGCTTTGTCTGCTGGTGGTAACTTGCGTACTGCTGGTACTGTGCGTTTCGATGGTGTCGCTGACGCCGCTCTTGCTGTTGCTTCTGACAGCTTCTACTATCTCGATAGTGATGGTCTCATGAAAAGAGACACAATGGCAGATTACGCCGCCGCTATTGCAGGCGATGGTCTTGCAGCTTCTAGTGGTGTTCTTTCGGTTTCTTTAACTGAATTGACCGAAGCTGCTGTTAACGTTGGTGCTGATTCTTTAATCTTCATTGACGCCGATGGTAACGTCACTCGCAGAGACACCTTTGCTGACTACGCTACCGCTGCTGCTGGTGATGGTCTTGCGGCTGCTTCTGGTGTTCTTGCCGTTGCAGTTTCTGGTGCTGTTCACGTCGCTTCCGACAAAGTTTCGCTTTCCGGTTCAATTACCGGTGATGCATTAGACTTTGCTGGCGGTGTAGATTCAATCTCTACAATTCACGTTGTTGCTGATGAAAGCACAATTGAAGCTGCTGGTCGCGCTTCATTGCGCATTAAAGACGATGGTGTTACAGGTGCCAAACTTGCTCCAGCTGTTGCTGGCTATGGTATTTCCCAAGACGGCTCCGGTAACCTTGACCTCGACCTCAACGAACTTACTGCTGAAACAATCGCTGCTGGCGACTTCTTAGCATTCGTTGATAACACAGACAATGGTACCCACAAGGAAACCGTTGACGACCTTGCAACTCTTTTCGCAGGCACCGGTCTCGCTGCTTCTTCCGCAGTGCTTTCGGTTGATCTTAATGAGTTAGGTGCTGCCGCAGTTAACGTTGGTGCTGATAGCATTGCTATTGTTGATGCTGATGACTCTAACGCTTCTAAAAAGGAAAGCATTGCTGACCTTATGACTGCTGTTGCTGGTGATGGTCTTGCCGCTGCTTCTGGTGTTCTCTCGGTCTCTTTGACTGAGTTAACTGAAGCTGCAGTTAACGTTGGTGCTGATTCCTTAATCTTCATCGATGCTGATGGTAACGTTACTCGTAAAGACACTTTTGCTGACTACGCTACCGCTCTTGCTGGCGATGCTCTTGCAGCTGCCTCTGGTGTTCTTGCAGTTCAAACTTCGGGTTCTGCTCTTACCATCGCTTCTGATAAGCTTGGTATTAGCGGCTCTATCGCTGGTGACTGCTTGGATAGTGGCCCTGGTGATGGTGTTGATTCAATCCGCACACTTCACGTTGTTGCTGACGAAAGCACCATTGAGTCTGTTGGACGTTCTAGCTTGCAGATTAAAGATGATGGTGTCACCGGTGCGAAACTTGCCCCAGCTGTAGCTGGCGCTGGTCTTGTTCAGGATGGCTCTGGAAACCTTGATATTGGTGCTGGTTCACTTATCGATGTTCAGGCTGATCAAATCGACGTTGATCTTACCGAAGCTGCTGCAGCTACTATCGCTGATGGCGACTTCTTGATCTTCCTTGACGGCGGAACTGCTGGTGCTGAGTCTAAAGGCTCGACTGCTGATCTTGCTGCCTTGTTAGATGGTGCTGGATTAACTCGTACCAACTCTACCCTTGCTGTTGTTAACGCAACTAATGGTGGTATTGGAGTACAAGCCGCAGACATTAAGGTTGACCTTAATGATCTCGCTGCTGCTGCAGTTGACGTTGCTAACGATAGCATTGCTATCATCGACGCTAACGACTCTAACGGCACTAAGAAAGAAAGCATCGCTGACCTTGCTACTGGCATGGCTGGCGCTGGTCTTACCGCTACTAGTGGTGTTCTTTCGGTCACCGGTAACAATGTTGCCCTTAAGCAAGATGGTGATACTCTTGCTGAAGGTTATAACTACTTTGCTAACGCAAGCTCAGATGCTACTGTATCGATGCCTGCTAACCCAGCTGTAGGTGACGTTGTAACTATTAAAGCTGGTAACTTAACCAGTAATGCCAACATCATTGTCAACCCACAAGGTTCACACGAAATCGATGGTTTAACTCAGATTCGTCTTGAGTCGCCATTCGCTTCTGTTACCTGCGTCTATGTTGTCGCAAACGACTGGCGAATCGTATAATTCACCACAACCTTATGGTTGTTACTTTGGATGCCCTCAAAAGGGGGCATCCTTTTTTTTGTACTACTTATTTTATAATGAATGTTTTAGATTTACATGGTAAGACGCATGTTGAAGCGCGTATGTTGGTAGAAGAATTTGTGCTTATGAACGAGACTCCGTTAAAAATTATTACCGGTAACTCGCACAAAATGAAAGTAATAGTCAAAGAAATTATTGAAAAACATCAGATGTATTATTACCCAGAGCACTTCAGCAACTTTGGAGCATACATAATACAAGACAAAACACTTAATCAATCTATTTATGGATAAGAGGATAAAAAATGGCATATAATATTCTTAAAGGTAAAGTAGAGGGTTCGGTTGATCAATACGGCGATCAAGAAATTGACGGAATAAAAGTTTTTAAAAATACTGTCAGTGCAAGTGTATTTTGGGACACTGATGCTCAAAGCCCTTGCGCAACACTAAAAGATGTCGCCGTGACAGACATTGAGGGCCGTACAAAAAATGGCGTGCTAACATACGATTCAAGAGGCACACTTAGAACAAATCACGCGTTCACTTACAACAACGAAAAGCTTAATGTAAAATACATCAGCGCTAATCATATTAGCGGCTCTGGTCTTGCGTTGTATGATTTGCCAACTAATAAATTTGCTGGCGAAATTGATGCCAACTTTTTAAATTATTCAAACGGATTACAAAATGTTCGCGGCTCATTGCAGGTTAAAACGACAGATTGTATCAGTGTTGGTGAAGAAGGAGTGGGTATAAATCTTGAGACTGAATCTGGTCTTTGGCTTAAGCGAGGCAAACTGGCGATTGATCTATCAAAAATAGAAAGAATTAATTCTAAAGGTCAAAATTTAAGTGATGATGACTTGCTTATTGTGTCTGACGTTTCTACCGCTAAGACAAACAATACGACACTTAAAAACTTTTATGACAATTACATAAACATTAAAGTTCCCCATGCGAGCGGCCCCATAGGCAGCTTACAGATAAAAGGCAAATCAGAATTTGAATCATGCCCTAAGTTAACTTATGATGTAAAAGAGACTACGCTAAAAGTAGAAGGCAGAGTTAAAACCAAAACCATACACGTTGATAAAAATCTTGTGTGTGAAGGCGCTGTTCATCACAACATTATAAAAACTTCAGACGCAGTTTATCAGGTAGTTGATAGCGATTACACAATTTTGTGCGATTCATCAAATAATAAAATATGTGTTGAATTGCCGCCACCATGCAACAACGCTGGTCGTGTTCTCATAATTAAAAAAACAAATAGTGATCGTTATAAGCTTAATTCTAACTTGGTTGAAATACGATGTGAAGAATCAAGAATTGATTTAAGCAAATCTGTAGTTTTAAAATCTAATTATTCTGCGCGCACTTTACAATCAGATGGCGAAACATGGCACGTCATCAACAAGATAGGTTAAAAATATTTTTAAACCCCAGTACACTCTAAAAATGGACTTTGATGCAAAAGAAACTATTTATTTTGTATATCTGCCATTTAGGAGCAATTGAATGTCAAGTTTATTAAAAGAAGCTATCGTAGATGCTAAAGCACTACGTGAATCAGCACTTAAAAATGCTGAAACCATTGTAATCGAAAAGTATTCTGAAGAAGTCAAGGATACTTTACAAAAACTTTTAGAGCAAGAGGATGACCTGGGTTTAGCTTTACCCGGTGAAGAGCCAGCAGCAGCAGATGCTGGCGCTGATCCTTTAGCCGCCGATCCTCTCGCTGCCGAAGAGCCAGCACTTGATGCGGCTCCCGCTGAAGAAGATCCCCTTGATGCCGGCGCCGCTGATAGCGAAGAGGGATTAGCTGATGAAGATATCCCTCTCGGAGCTACTAACGATTTTGCCGATATGGATGGCGATAACTTAGACGATTTTGTTGGTTCTGGTGAAGGACAACAACTTACAATCGACCTTGGTGCGCTTCAAGAGAGCATCGAAGCGCTCAAGCAATCCATCGACGAAGATGAAGAAGTCGATCTTTCCGAGTTTTTAAACGAAGAAGACGAAGAAGTAGTTGAAGAGGATGAAGAAGTTGTTGAAGAAGAAGAGATTAACGAAATCTTGCCTGCTCTTGCTGCCGTTGGAAAGGCCGCATCTGCCGTTGGCGCCGCCAAAGACATGGTAATGGGCGATGACGACGATGATGATGAAGAGCTTGATGAAGAAATTGAAGAAGAATTAGACCAAGATGCACTTGTTGATGCCATCATGGAAAAACTTACTGTTGATATGGGCGCTGACCTTGCCGGTTGGGCAGGCAGAAGCCAAGAAGACAAGATTTATCAAATGGAAAAAGAAATGGCTCATCGCCGTTCTACAGAAGTAGAAGAAGAAATGAAAGATTTGAAGAAAGCCCAAGAAGAGTTGGTATTCGAAAATAACCAACTCACAGAAAAGCTTTCGGAATACGAAGCAGTCGTTAGCGAACTTAAGGAAGGACTTCAAGATACCAACCTTTCGAATGCTAGGCTGTTATACACGAACCGTGTGTTAAGAAATACCTCGCTGAATGAGCGGCAAAAAGATAAGATTGCCGAAGCTATTTCAAACGCTGGTTCAGTCACAGAAGCGAAGACAATTTATGATACACTTCAAAGCACGGTGGAGGCTAAGCCTAAGCGTAGTCCACAATCACTGAGCGAAGCAATCGGTCGACGCAACACTGTGCTTCGGGCAACTCGTCAAGAAGCGCCCGCGTCCGATCCATTCCAAGATCGGATGAAAAGACTAGCTGGAATAAAATAATCATATATAGTATAAAGGAGGTGATTTAAATGTCTAGTATTATCGAAAGATTGACCGAAGGAGTTGTCAATCGTGATATGCGTGCTGAAGGTTCCGCTCTTCTTTCCAAGTGGGAGAAGACAGGACTTCTTGAAGGTCTTAATGGAGATCGTGAAAGAAATTCCATGGCACGCTTGCTTGAAAACCAAGCAAAGGAACTACTTCGTGAGGCAAGCAGTCTTGCTGCTGGCGATGTTGAAGGCTTTGCAGCCGTCGCATTCCCAATTGTCCGTCGCGTATTTGCAGGCTTGATCGCAAACGATCTTGTCTCTGTCCAACCAATGAGCTTGCCTTCCGGCCTCATTTTCTTCTTGGACTTCGTGTTCTCGCCTGATGCAGGTGGAGTTGATGCAAGTAGTGATTTCCCTCGTATGGGTAACACCCAGAACAAGTCGATTTATGGTACTGACGAAGTTGGTAGCCAAATCACTGGTGGTGTTGACTTAGTTGACGCAACCACAAAGGGTGGTTTCTCTGGTCCGCTTCGTGATGGTGCAACTGGTTATGCTTATGCGTCTCCAAGTGGTAGCTTAAGCGCGAACTTGTCGGCTGATGCTGAAAACACTGCTTTGATTTTCACGCTTGATGGTAGTGTTTCTGAAGCGAATAGAAAAAGAATTCAGTACGATGCGGATCTTCTGGCGAGCACTGATAGCAGCCTTAGAGTTGTTGTTCTGGATGTTGACCCAGCGAATATCGTTTCAAATGACGGTCTTGCAGATTTCGACAACCTTTCTGCTTTTGTAATTACCGGTACCGGCCTTAACACAGCCATCACCAACGTTACAGCCAACACTGCTACTGCGATTCGTCGTCTGTCTACTCGTGTAGCGCCAGCAGATGCTGATAACACACCAGCAACCGCAACCGACCATTCTGTCAGATTGGTGTTTACGATTGCCGCTGCATCCGCAGCCGATCAGGCCGCGACTGCTTTAGACGCTCCGCTCACTGCTGCGCAGATGACCTTCCCGGTTGCAGACAAGCTTGTTGCTTCGTCGACGATTGGTGCA